GTCTCAATCACTCGAACGTTCTTTAGACCTATCTCCCCAGCCTTCTGATAAGCGTGGTTCCCGGCAAGGATGACGCCATCTTTATCAGCAACAACAGGGCGAGCAAAGCCATAGTCCCGAAGCGAGCGCTCTAGGGCGTAGTTACCGCGCTCAGTTCCTTGGTTGAGGTTCTTAGGGTCGGGGGTGAAATCAGTGAGTTTTGTCATTTCAGGAAAGGATATGGACGTAAATAAATGCGCCTGGTGGCGTGTTGGGATCTGCGTAAGCTTTAGTTGATTCAACCGAGACAACTAGGGAGTCATCTCGAAGCACTGAACCCCCAGCAGCAAACGACAGTCCATCAAACGTGCTCCTCAAAAGTTTGTCTAAATCTCCATTGGCATGACTGGTATTGAAACGTGGAGCTGACTCCCTGAGATGTCCGGCAAACTTTCCAGTTCGGTAATGCCCTTTGGGTCTAGGAAAAATGAAATGCGCGGTAATTGAAACTGGTTCTTCTATTGGCTGGTTTTCATAGATCTCGCTAGCTGCAACTCTTACTGCTTCACGCCACGGTTTTACTTTCTTAGACGATTCGATCATGATTCCTCGGCCCACAGATCGTTTTGAGCCTTGAGCTGCTGGAATCCCATAAGCTCGGATCCTAATTGGCGATTTCATAGCCAGCCCCAGCTTTTACCCTTACGAATCAAGCCGATATTCGTTGGCGTTACATTTAACGCCCGTGCAAGATGAGCGTTAAGTTTCGGTTTTGGTGACGCGGCTTTGACCATAAAGACTTGGAAAGCTGTGAGCTTTGCGCTTTTGTTGCGCTCGCCTTTCGTCTTATCGCTCATGCTGCCAATTCTAGCTAGTTGTCAAGGTGATCATCTAGCCAGTGAATTGGTTTCTCTGTCAGTTTTCTGGCACTTTGGTCAATAGCTCGACGCCAATCTCTGATGTAGCCGCGATTTCTGCCAAAAACCCATTTGCCTGTTTGGCCTTTCACTCGCTGCGGCTTTAGCTTGATGATCTTGTAGTCGTTTTCGTTCACGCAAATGCCAGTTGGCTTTCACGGGGTAGAAGCTGCACCGGAACTGAGCTGTTTGTCGGCATTTCCATGTGCATGTTTCCTCTGACGTTGCATCGGGCCGAATTAATCTGACCTGAACGCAATCGCATTTTTGTAATGGCTCTTGCTTTGATCTGACGGACTCTTTCTCTTGTGATTCGTTGGTCTTTTGCTGTTTTATGCGTGATCATGCTCGCAATTTTTGACAGTGAAATAGGTTCCTGATTGTCTAAGCCGTAGTAGCGAACAACAATCAATTTTTCTCGTTCCGTAAGACAGCTCAAACACAGGAAAAGTTTTTCATTGGCGTCCTGCTGCATCACAAACGCATCAGCGGCTTCTTCCTGCGTTGGATCAGCTACAAGATCCATCAACGAACTTCGCTCGTCTTGACTGCTGCTGCCTGTCGATCCTGTTGCATTCAAACTTGCAATAGGCGTGAAAGCCGCAATGACTTCACGGATTCGATTTTCTGAGCACTCAAGAACTTGAGCTAAGTATTCAGTGGAAGGACTTTTGCCAGTTTCTAACTCAAAATCCCTGCTGATTTTTTGAATGCGATGGCGTAGCTCTGACAGGTGTAAAGGCAAGCGGATCGTCCGAGCTTGCGTCTCAATGGCTCTTGTGATGCTTTGGCGAATCCACCAATAAGAATAAGTCGAGAATTTGTAGCCGCGTTCTGGGTCAAATTTTTCGACGGCGCGATCCAGTCCCAGGGTTCCTTCTTGGATCAGATCTAAAAGATCCATTTGGAAATAGCGATATTTTTTGGCAATAGTCACAACCAAGCGAAGGTTGCTTGTGATCATGCGCTCTTTTGCTCGCTTCCCTAATGCAATAGTCCGTCGCTGTGCCGGAGTTGGCGTTTGCTCGCCTACTTCTTTTGAAGTTGCTATGCCTGCGTGGATTTTTCTAGCCAATGTAATTTCTTCGTCTGCTGTAAGCAAAGGAATTTTCCCAATGCTTTTCAAATAGCTTCCAAGAGTGTCCATAGCCTGCGGTGGTCCGTTGTTTACAAGCTACCACAGCTAGCTAGCATATTGCAGCATACTCACAAGAAAAGCCCCCTTGAGGAGGCTTCTCTTCCTGATCGCTTACAGCCAACCACCACAGTCTTATGCAGCGATCAGGTTCAGATTAATTTCTTCTGACTTCTACATCATACCGGAGCAGCAAGCAGCTGGTGCTATGAATAGAGAAGGCCAGTCGTGGCCTTGTTTTCTTTGCCATGCGCTACTTTGACGTTTTCATTGGATATAGGTTAGGTAGCGCATAGCCACCACCACAGGCCATTGGAAACCATTGGATACGCTCGTGTCAGTACGGACGAGCAGGAAGAAGCCCTGTCAGCTCAGGTTTCTCGTCTTCATGAAGCTGGTTGTTCGCACGTAATTCAGGAGCTGGTTAGCGGCGGACGCAACGACCGGCCAGGGATCCTTGAATTAATTGACCAGATCAAACGTGGGCGCGTTGGAAAGCTGTTGATAACCCGTGTTGATCGCTTGGGTCGTGACGCTCAATTCACGGATACTTTGCTTGCTATGTGTGCTGAGCAGAAAGTTGAAGTCAAGGCGTTAGACGGCGGTGTTATTGAGGCAGCATCTCCTAGTGGTTTTGTTATGAGCAGAATCTTGACCACGATGGCCGAGCATGAACGCAGAATGCTGAGTATGCGGATCAAATCGCAATTCAAGGTCTATCGCAAACAAGGTCGAGCCCTTAGAAGAAGAATGACATTTGGGTATTGCTACAACGGCAACCATGGACTTACCCCACATCCTGACAACTGGGACAAAGCCCTGCACGTTTTAGATCTTTTACGCGAGAAAGCTTCGTTCTCAAAAGTCAGCCGAACACTCGCGAAAGAAAAATTTGTCTGGACTCCTGCCCCTAGCTCTTTGCAGTATTGGTTAGTTAATCCAATTATTCGAGGGCACCTGCCTCATCTCTATGACCGTAAATCGGGCAAGGGCTGGAAGGCGACTTGGGCAGAAATTCACTATGACCAGCATGAAGCTTTAATTAGTGAGTTTGATTGGCAAGAATTGAAAATTGTTCTTCAGAGACAATCTCGCAAATTTGTCAATAATGAACACGAACCAGTTATTGGAGACAGGCTTGCTCCTAAACATGGTTTGACAGGAAGCCTTAGCTGCCTGAACTGTGGTCACAATCTGCGACGAAATAGCAGTGGCGGCGTTGCATGGTGGAGTTGCCGTCATCGAAATTGTTTTGATCGAGGCAAAGTCAAAGAACAGATTGCCCTTCAATGGGCTGCTGATGAGGCAGTCAAAGCGGCGCAAATAATGGCTGAAGCTGCTGCTGCTCCAGCTTCAATAAATCCAGTGCTGAGCCTGAAGATTGCTGATCTTGAGGCGACAAGAGCACTAGCTGAACGTAACCCTGCGTTGCTTCCTGCTGTTGAGCTGCTTGAGAAAGAGATTGTGAGTATCCAATCCAAACCCGTTTCAACGCCAAACGTTGAAGTTTATTTGGAGCTGATCAAGCAACCGGGATTTTTTCTAGGCGCCACGCCTGCCGAACAAAGGGCTTTGCTTGCGGGTGTGCTGAAGACGATTCAGGTAGGTCAGGGAGGTCAATACCTTGCTGTTCCGCGTATGTTTTAAGCCGAGAGCGGACGGCCTCAGAAAACAGCATCTAGCTAGCCAGCGGTTGAAGAGATGGCGGCACCGGCCAAGGCCATGTGTCTGCGAATGCTGAGGAGTTGAATTGCGTTTGAGAGGGTTTCTTGCATCCCATAGCGCTTCCCATCATTGTCAAAAATAGCCCAGCCGCCAGGTACATTTTGCAGATAGAAAATCATAAGTTTGAAATTAATACGTCAATAATGTGCAAGCAGGTGTGGTATTCGTCCTGTGCTTCCGTTGCTTTCATCAGACAAGAGGTATAGCCGTATTCGTCCATAACGTCGTGATGAACCATGATGATGGCAGAAAGTCTTTGTATTTGCTGTCTGCAATGCTGGATTTGATATGGGAAAAACTCAGCACTTGTTTTTATTGGTGAGTTTTTTTCATAATAATCCTCAAGTTTGTTGCTTAATTTTTGGCTGTCATTCCAAATGTCGTCTATCAGCTCGCTAACAGCACTTTGAATGTGGCCATGTTCAATAATTTCTCTGACGTGTGGCATGGGTTTCCGTGGTGGTGGCTCTTACTTTACACAACTAGCTAGAGTTGGCAACCCAGAGCCATGCGTTATTCATAGCCTGATTCTCGCCAATGTTCAATCAAACATGGCTAGCTAGCACTGATCAGTTATAACTGTTAGTGAACCACCACCACACAATGCAATCCCTGTATCAAGACCCGGTCGCGCCATGCGTCCCTATCCCCGCTTGGGTTTTTACCGATGGTCAATTGCATATCCCTGAGATAGCGCTTCTAGGCGCTTTGCTTTCGCTTGGCGGAGAGGTAACGATTTCACAAAGGCGTTTGGCAAAAATGCTCAATTGTGGCCAGGAAACAGTCAAGCGCTACCTGAAGAAATTGCAGGAAAAACGGATTGTCAGCATTACGCACCAAGTCAACGCTGATGGCGGCAAAGCTTCTAATCGCTACATCGTGCAGCCTTGGGTAATGGGAGACAAGGCCGATGGATAAGCAAGATGAGCAGATCGTCTATCAAATTCCATTCACGCAAGTCCCTAATTGGATCTTTGGAAAATTGGCCCCGCCTGAGCTGGCTGTTCTTTGCGTGTTGTTGTCTTTTGGGACAACAAAAGTTTTCCCCTCTCACTCAACTATTGCTTCAATGGCAATGATTTCAAAATCAGGTGTTCAAAGGGCGTTGGCAGGGTTAGTCGAGAAACAAATTATCCGTTGGACGCGCCGACAAAAAACTGACGGGAGTCTTTCTTCAAACCTCTACGAAGTTCTTGTTTGGGATCTCGCAGGCCGTGACCATATGGTCAAATTGAACATACCCTATGGTCAGGGTGACCATACCCTATGGTCAGACAGACTAGACCCTATGGTCAGGGTGACTGGACCCTATGGTCAGGGTGACCGAGTAACAAGACTTACTGAACAAGACTTACTGAACAAGACTCAATTAACTAAAGAAGAAGAGCCACCAAAAAAGGCAAAACGGAAAGTCGAGAAAAAAGATGAGCTGATCCAAAAATGGATTGAGCAAGCCCCTATTGAGTTCAGCGGTTATCTCGAACCAGTTAAAGCCTGGCTAGAGCAACGGTGGGAATCTCATCCCTCAACCGGGCGCAAAGACCCTTGGGGCATTCATCAACGGTCAGCAAAAGCTTTGCGGTATGCCATCAGCAAAAAAGTGGCTGATGAGTTTTTAGAGCAAGCCGCTGAAAGAGGTTGGCTCAGCTTGGGTTTCTCAAACTACGCATTAAAAATTGATCAAATAGGAAAACCTCAGAGCCAAGCGTTCCGAACTGATCCACTTGACACCCCGCGATCAACCAAAAAAGAGATCTGCATGGAATACAGATCCAGCGCGGCCCCTAAAGACAGCGCCCCTATCCCGATGGCCATTGCTGATTTAACACTTGAAATTGCTTCATCAGGGCAGTTCTTTTTTGCTGACGAGACACCAGCCACTCAAGAAGCAAAACAAATCATCACTGCATTCAGATCACAATCCAAATCAATCGGAGTCAATCAATGATTACTGAGTGGGATACATACCCGTGCCAAGCCAAATTCATCGGGGCATTGGGTTACCTAACACAAGCAAAGAACTCGCAAAGCCAGCAGATTTTGATGGATCTTTTAACTGCTGTTGATGAAACATGGTTTACAGATCCCGACCTTAGAACGTTGTTCGGAGCTTTTTTTATGAGGGCAATGGATTTAGGCAAAGACAATTGCCGCGTAACTCTTACCGGAATTCTTAAAGATGCTGAGAAAGCAAGTGGCGAAAACGGTTGGGCAACAGAGCTTTTTCGAGTCTGTAACGATCATGCTGATTACATAGAATTTGACACGTATAAATCTGACGAGTTGCCTGCATGGTGGCAGAAACTAAAACGGCCAAAGATTTCCGAAGAGTTGTCTAAGGCTGATCAGATCCTTAACCTTCCGCCGTCTGCAAACGGTATGACAGCCGCAAGAGAAGCCACATCTAAAGCACTGGCCGCTTTTGATGCTGAGCCGAATTTCACTCTTGATGATGAAGATACGTTTGCAAGCTTGCGAGACTTTGTTCTGGCGCCGCGTCCGCCATTTTCAAGAATCTCCACGGGCCTTAAAGCAATTGATTTGGTTTTAGGTGGTGGGATCAGTGGATCGACTTCGTCTGACAAAGGAAAGCTAATGATCGTTTGCGCGAGGCCGGGTGCAGGTAAAACACAATTTGCTTTGAACCTGGGAATGCGCGTTGCGGCGGGAGGTGATTCGGTTGCAATGTGGTCTCTTGAGATGGGTGTCAAGCAAATCAAAATGCGCGTATTGGCGGCATGGGATCACGCCATGACGCTTCGCACTGGTAAACCATGCAAACAGCTGACTTACTCAATGCTTCAAGAGCATGGGGTCAACGGGACTTGGCCAGACGAGATTAAAGAACGATTGCAATCAGAAACCTATGACGCTCTGGAAACAAACTTTAAAGTTCATACCGGTGGATCTACTTTTACGGCTGAGCTGCTTTGCCAACGGATGAGGCTTTTTAGCCGCCAGAATCCATCCTGCCGGTTGTTCATTGTTGATCATCTTGGTTTGCTATCGATGGGCGGTGCAAACCGTGCGATTGCTGTTGGCGATGCTACAAGGTTGATTAAAACCACAGCGACAGAACTTGGTATTGATGTTTTGCTTCTTTGCCAGCTCAACCGAGCTGTCGAGCAACGTCAAGAAAAAATGCCGCAATTGGCTGATTTAAGAGATTCAGGCCGGATCGAGGAAGATGCTGATGTTGTAGTTGGTTTGCACCGTCCGCACTATTACGATGAAAGCGCAGACCCTGGCGATCTTCGCGTTGGTGTTCTCAAAAACCGCCAAGGCGCCTGTCGTGACACTTCATTGAGGATTGAGTTGGATTGCTGCGCTATTTATGAACCGACCTACAGTTCAAGTTTTTAGCGCGTCAAAATAAACGCTCAGGATTTGCTCGTTATTTTCTTCAAGCCAGCGAGCAATCACGTCCAGTTTTTTGGTGTGCTGCTCTTGTAAAGCTGCGATGTGAGCCCACGCATCTTTTGACTCCTGATCAGTTTTGGCAGTGCAAGCTATTTCATAGGCTCTAGCCAGTTCATCATCCTGGGTTTCAAACAGCTGTTTCATCCGTTCGTTTCCGGCTGCTAGCTGGTCACCAAAGTTTTTTAGCTTGATAACTAAATGCGCGTTGTGCTCCATCTCCTAATAATACCATCACTAGCTAGCCGCTGTTACGAGACATTTCGTTTCTTTGCTACGCAACCCTTAACCGCTTCCAATGATTTTTCTTGTGATATATGAGTCTTGGATGAGCATTCTTACAAATCTCCTCAAAAGCTGTAATATTCGGGTTCGTACTCAGTCTTCGCTCCCACCACCCCTAGAGGCCACATGGAATTGCAAAGACACATTGATGGAAGAGCAGCATTTGCATTTTTTCTTGATCGCTGGGTTAGGCAATCGTCTCTGACTTCCCAGGCTTTTTGCCGTATCGCTGGCGCTGCTCTAGGTTCTGATCGCATTCATCCGACTCAACTAAGCGGTCTTCGGACTGGTATGCAGAAACAGATCAGCATTTACACCTTTGAGCCTTTGGCTGCTTTGAACCAGGCTGCTGCTGAGTTTCAACTTGACAAAAAACAATTCGCGAATCCAATACTGCAAAAAGATATTCATTTCGTGCCTATTGCCCGAAAAAACGAGAGAGTCGCGACAACCGCTGATTTTGTTGATCTGTTTCTTGGGGCAGGATCACTGCTTATTCTTCCTGACGAGTGGATGGGTGTCTCTTGGGAAGGCAACCCCGTGGCTCCTATTGAGTTCCCCGGCGAAGACACCGGCAAAGCAGTCAGGTATATCCTCAAACAGCTTGACGCCGATTTGCTGGAAAGCATTGAAGAGCTAGCCGAGTATTACCCCTCAAACGATCCAGAGCGGGTTAAACGTCTGAAAATGGTTTGCCTTGATCTTGAAGAATATCCGGCTAAAGAAGCCGAAACGGAAACACTCGCGCTGTGTACTGCTCTGACCCGTTTGACCGGCCAGAAAATTATGGTCGCAGACTTGTTAAAGGCAGCAGAAGGGAGCCTTCTGATTCTAGATCGGCTTCAAACGTAAGCAGGTGCTCCTTTACCTGAAAATCCACTTTGATTTTCTGGCAACTAGCTGCCCTCATTAAAGAATTTCGATTAACCCATACCCAATCAGCTTCCTCAGGGCTAGTGCAATGTCGAAACAACACGTTTTCAGTGAAATTATTGCTGGTTGATCCCATAAGTGCGGATTTTGCGCTGTTGTCGATTGAAATTCCGACTTTAGTGATACCACGCAACGGCTATGCGAAGTAGTTCCGCGTAAGCATAAGTTGCATAATGAGATTTTTCAGTTCCTGCATATCATATATTACACAGTCAAAAACTAGCTAGCAGCGGTTATGCTGTGGTTGCCGACACCACATCACAATGAACCTTCCCCCTAATGCAGGCCCTGATATTGAGTCTTTAAAAGTACTCGATGCAGCTATCGCCAAAGCCCGGCCTAATTTCCCTGACCTAACCAAAACGGCCAATAACCCGCATTTCAAATCCAGTTATGCCTCACTGGAAACTGTTTTGGATTGCGTTGTAAAACCATTGGCGAAACAAGGCGTAAACATCTCTACTTCTGGAACCTTGGTTGGTGATCGCTTTTTCTTCTGCACGACCCTTTCCCATTCTGATGGCGGATGGCGTTGCAGTTATTTCCCCGTTGTTGATCCATCACCTCAAAAAGTAGGCGGATGCGAAACCTATGCACAGAGATACAACATCTGCGGAATGCTTGCCATCACTGGTGGTGCTGACGATGACGGGAATACAGCGTCAGGTTTATCCGCTAAACAGCAGAACGGCAAAGCGCCTTCCAAGCCTGCCGCCACTGCACCTGACATGACCTCTTGGTAAAAGCTAATGAAACCAGACAGAGACATTGCTTGGACTTTTATATGGGACAAACCCGAAAATCCAAGCCGTGATCTGTTTGTTTATCGAGCTTTAGAGAATGCAGGAGATTGTTTCCAGCGTGAAGCAATTGCCTGCATTCGTCGTGAATGGGGCGGCAAGCAAGGAACAACCAAGCAATTCAAAGAATCGTGCGAAGCCAATGGCATTAAGCCCCACCATCCCAGTGCATGGGGCGGTCTAACTCGTTTGATGAAGCAGTCAGGTTTATTGCAGCCTGTTGGCCTCAGCAGTCACCCAAAGCAAAAACGCTATCAAGTGCTAGCTAGCGGCTAGACAATGCCACCAAAACTAGCTATAGTTGTGGAGCCCCACCACTTAATTTTTGGTTATGAAAGGTTTTGAGATGGCCCTATGGCCTAATGACAACAAGCAGCCAGGCGGAACACAGCCTGACGCTACCGGCTTTATCACTATCCCAATTTCAGTCTTAAAAGAGCTTTCTATTGCTTATCAGCAAAAACAATTGCCAGTTGAAAACGACACTCGCAACAATCTTGAGGTTGTCAAACTTGGCGCTTCAGCCTGGAAAAATGATCCTAACAATGGCAAAAGACAGCCTGTAATCAAAGCAGTGATCCGCAATTTTGAGGAACAGAAAGAATCTGCTGCTCGAAAAGCTCAGTATGAAGCAGAACGAAATGGTGCTTCTACTGCGCCTGCAACAGAAACTGCTTCTGGCTGGGACATTCCTTTTTAATGTCTGAATCTCAAAAAATCACCATTTGTTTGGACAAAAAAACTTTGTCTACAATTATGCAGCTTGCAGCTAAGAATTCTGAGCTGCGTACTAAATGGATTTCGGACGCTATCAATGCTCGCCTTCATGAGCATAATTTTGGTACTGGCGTTTATGCCAAAGCTGTTTCTGCTGCTCTTCATGCAGGTCGCGGAAAATTAAATCGAACGGATGCCGAAAGCATCGCAGCCAAAATCATTACGGTGATCCATCAAGGTTGAATTTATGCCCCACCATGGGGCTTTTTATTGCTGTTTTCGCTAGTGCCTAGCCTTAAGAAGATCGCATTTGTCAAATGGTTGGGATCGTCCGAATGTATGTCTACAAGCAAGGCGTGGCCAACGTTTTTGATTTCCCAAAATCAGAAGCAAAACGGGCTTATCAAAGATTGCTTTCTGATGGATATACCGTTTATCACAGTGTCTTGGTTTGACGAATCAACTTATTTTCCCAAACGCGGCAGAATAAAACCAAATCTTGAGTCAAGCTGTGAGCAAAATTTCCCTCCCTGATTTTTTTCGTTATTACGAACATGGCAACCCTCAGCAAATGGAAGCGGTTGCTCTTTTAGAAAGCCAGATCCCCTTATCACTTCTTCAAGACTCCAGCGCATGGGTTGTCAAATACAGAGAACAGCCTGAACCACTCTCGGCGCCGAAATGGCCAATCACGAAACATCAAATGAGGCAAATCATGCTTTGCTCTTCTGATTTGCTCTCAGATTCGCTGATGGATGACTTCGCCAGGTGTGTTGAAAACTGCAACATGAATACGCTTGAACAGGTTTATTTTCTTGGTCAAGTCGGTCATGAATCTGCGGGGCTTCGCTACCCCATGGAGATTGCCTCTGGCGCTGCATACGAAGGTCGTGCTGATCTAGGAAATACACAACCAGGAGATGGGGTCAAATTTGCTGGCCAAGGTTTTATCCAAGTCACAGGTCGTGCAAATACACAAGACTTTGCTGATCACATGGATTCAATCGGTCAGGCCGATCCAAACATCATGGCGATCGGAAAAACCTGGAATGCCAAAAAATATCCATGGTCAATTAGCGGTAACTGGTGGCGCAATAACCACATGCAAACCATGTGCAATGCCCGTAAAGAATGCACTAACGCACAGATCGATGAGATTGGGGCAAGGGTCAACGGTCGTAATAGACCGAATGGCGCTGATGATCGGATTGCTTTTACTGATCGCGCTTACCGAATCCTTATCGGGGTATGACGTTCCGCGCTGTTTTTTGGTTTGCTTTCACTGTCGGGCTTGTCTGTGGTTTATCAGCGCATCACAGGATGCTTTGCCTTCTGCCTTTCCCGGCTGCATATAGACGAAACCCTACTTCTTAGAGCTGTCATCACTCCATGGCGCTCTGATATGAAGATCATCCACTTGAATAGCGTGTGGCGTCGTAGGTGGCTGCGATTCATGCCACCGTTTTACTTCAGCGTCGATACGAGGCTTTAAGGTTGCCTCAAATTTTCGCCGTTGTATTTCCCGATTGATTTCATCTAACGGTGATCGAGTTGACCACCGCAAAAGCCACCTGCCATCAGCAGGAATTAACGCTTTTTTCCCTTCAATGAGTTAATTGCACTTAAAAGAAGCTGGACTACAGAATTTTCTTTTGCTGGTGATATTGCGATTAATTCGGATACGCATGCAAGCACTATCCAGAATGCTGGGTGCTGAAGAACTTGTTCCATTTGAATCTCTGTCTCTCAATTAATTCTAGCTTTGTCATTTTCGAGAGCTACTAAACGATTACCGTGATCGTTAAGACGTTCGTAGATTTCGCGGCGATCAGCATTGGCTTGAACTTTTTCCGATTTCATGTCTTGGTGTAAGTCTTCCAGCTTGGTCGCGATAGATTCAAGCCCGGCACTGAGGCGAATAACCGCTTCCCGGCTTTCACTGGTTCGTCTAGTGAACCCAGAAAAACTCATCCCCGCAATACCGATAGAAGCGCCAAGGATCGCGGCGTAGATTTCAATCACGATTCAAGCGCTTCTGTTTTTTTATTTTAATGGATCTGGCTCGCCATCAAATATCGTTACAGCACGTTTCAACAACATGCAATCCGCTTACCCGTTCCAAAACTTTTTACTTTTTTCTCGGTCTTCATAAGTGCGGGAGTCTGTCAGTTTTTTTATTCAACTTTATGAGTAAAAGTAATGCCGTAAGACGTTAGAAGTTTTTCAGCATCAGCTGCAAGGTTTTTGTCAATAGACTTAAGGACAGAAAGCGTTTCATCAATTCCGGTTCGCATAGCCTCAGCGTCCAAATTTCCAGCCTTGGCGTCAGCAAACACGCTGATTAGTTCGGTTGCCAGGACGTTGACAGTAAGATCAGTTGATGCAGCGGCTCTTAGAGCCATGTATGACGATGTTCTCGTAAACGCTTTCCAGAAGCCCCTGTAATCCAGTTTTAGTAATTTATATTCTATGCGGACAGCTTTTTCTTCTTCATCTACTTCACGCAGTGACCACTGCTCAGTCCATTCGTCATTTATCAAACCCACCCCAGACACTAGATCATACGCAGTCTCGTCATAAACGACTGAAGGTTTAGATTCTTTGATAATAAAACAATTGAAGCTTGTTAGCACCTCCTGCGTAATTATGGACGGAAAACTAACTCTAGGGTTTTCTTTCTTTAACTGGGCAAGAGAGTAAGGGTACTCAATTAATTCAGCTTCAGCGTCGGTTTCAGGGATGTACTTAACAAGTTTCATGATGATCAAGCAGAGGGGTTAGTCTGGCATAAGGGACAAAGAGTAGCCTTTATATGAGTCAGACTTTGAAAACACAATCTGACGGCCTGTTTCTGTTGTGTTTCCATTGACATTTTTGTATGAAATATTCAAATATGCAGCACTGCTGCCAGAGCTAGCAACATTCTGATCAATAATTACAGTATATCCAGTAGGCTGTGTAGCCGTTACACCTGAATCATCGTCTAATGCTCCGATCACAAGCTCAACAGTATCAGCAAGAATAAAATGATCTGGAATATTTGCAGTCGTTCCACTAGAACTAATATCCAATCCCTTTGCAAGTACAGGATTTGTGTTGTCAACGCCTCTAAACGCAAACATTCCTACGGCCATGCGCTGAGTGCCACTTGCGCTACTAAAGCTAAGACTTTCGGCGGTGCTGGTAGTAACTTTATAATATAATTTGTGTACTGGAGAGAAGCCACTGTTGGCACCGATCTCTGTATAACCCGCAGGTGTGGTCTGACTGCGGCTATCAGCAGCATAGCTGAAGAAAACAAGATCTCCAGATTGCAATCCGCTTAGTGTAAGTGTAATGTTTCCAGCCGTCGAGCCAGAATCTGAGGTTACTAGCGTGATTCCTCCTCCAGCTGTTCCGCCGCTACTGTAATTATTTATCTGTACAGGATAACTCGTAATTAAGCCAACATTATTTGTCGCAACCACTGTAATATTATTTACTGAAAGCGTACTGGCAGAGTTGTAAGTCACTACTCCTGCTGAGCTGATGCTAAGCAAGTTAGCGTCAGTTCCCTCAAGACTCCAAGTAACTGTTTCGTCTGCTGAATAAGTCGCTACTGAAGTAGATCCAGCTGCTTGAGTAACTGTCTGGGCTCCTGTAACTACTGGTGGCGTGCCGTCTTTCCCGGAAGGCACAAGCAAGACGTGTAGGGAGTTATATGAGTCAGATGAGCTTGCGCTGAAAGCTTTTCCAGAGCTGGCGTAATTTGCATATGAAGCCCCATATGCAATAGCCATAGTTGCGTTGTCTCCATTATCACCGCTTGACTCTCCTTGAAATATCTCAGTGTAGCCAGAGGGCATCGTAAATGTCACGTTAATATCATCATCAAGGACGCCTATTCCTAAAAGGTAAGTGTCGTAACCTACTCCCGTGAAATCCGTAAGAGCTAAAGAACTAGAGCTTCCGCGCTCTTTTCCAATAGCCAAGGTTGGACTCGACGTATTAAGTCCCCGAAATGCAAATAAACACATTACATACGAATTCCTGTCACTATTAGGCGTGTAATCTGTATCCACTGCCACGGAAGTTCCTGTTGCAACCGTCTGCCATAAGCCTAAAGTTGGGTTGTTAATAATCGTATTCTCCATGATTTGTGTCCAGTCCGTAGAACTTAAAGTGCTACCGCTGCCTTTCACGGAATTAATAATATAACCTTCAGCTGCGATTGCAAAAAAGACAACATCATCAGCTTGAATGTTACTTAGTGTTATCGTAGTGTTGGTCTCTCCACTTAGAATTTGTTTGTTGGTTGATGAGACAAATTCAACAGTAGTTTCAAGCTCGCCTTTGCCGGAGGCTGTAGCTGCAAACATTCTAGACAGTAAATCCATTGCTTTAATTTGTATAATCTACTAATGCAGCGCCGCGATACCTACTCCCCCCGTTGTCAGTGACAAATACAAACAAATGAGTTTTGCCTGTAGTCAGAGTTGGCGCTGTATCGTTTGGCCACTTTACCGAGGTTGGCCATGTGACCGCACCACCCGTGTGAGTTAGTTCCAACGTAAAACTAAAAGCGCTACCAGCAGCTGCGCTATTAAATGCAAAATTAGCATTACTTGTAATGGTCCTGGTAAAGTAATTGCCTTCATCAACACTTATCGAGTTGCTAGTTAAAGCAACAATTGGTGTATCAACAGCTTTATCAGCCCAATAACCCTCTCCGCTACTGTCAGCAGTTAAAACTTGGCCTATTGAGGGTGTTGAACTATTATCTTTAAGAACAAAATTAATGCCTGGAATACGGAACTTGTTGACAATAGTATTGCCTAACGTGATCTCATTGTTTACAGTTGCTGAACTAGGCTGGGCATCGTAACCAATGCAAGTATTGTTAGACCCTGATGTGATTTGATCACCAGCTTGAGAACCAATGCCAGTGTTGTCGTCGCCTGTTGCTAGCCCAAGTGCATCATTACCTAGGCCAGTGTTATCGAGTCCTCCAACGTTGGTTAAAAGGCTTCTATAGCCAAAAGCACAATTTCTATCCCCCGTGTTAATAGCTTTTCCTGCTTCTGTACCAAAAGCAGCATTACTGTTTCCAGTTGCTGTTTCTGATATAAGGGCATCCGTACCAACGCCAAGGCTGGTCGCGTGATACGAGTTATCTGTTAATCCAGAAAGGGTAGCCCAATAACCCTCCCCGCTACTGTCGGCAGTTAGAACTTGGCCAGTAGATGGTAGCGAACTATTGTCTTTCAGAATAAAATTAATGCCTGGAATACGGAATTTTGAGATTACTGTGTCACCTATAGTGACCTCATTACTCACAGACGCTGTGCTTGGTTGAGCGTTATAGCCAAGAAAAATATTATTGTTCCCTGTTGAGCTACTCCCTGTCATCCGCCCGACAAATGTACATTTACTTCCAGTCGCGCCCATCCCAGCCCTCGATCCGACCGCTGTCATCTCTGAGGTAGTGGTCATTGATTGCAATGTGGCTTCGCCAATTGCCGTGTTGTGCTGTCCGGTCGTTAACGCATAGAGACCTCTATACCCGACCGCCGTGTTATTTCCTTGAACGTTTGAACCGTTATAGGTTTGCAGCGCACTTGTGCCTACCGCCGTGTTTTTCCACCCTGTCGTGGTGCTTTTTAAGGCATCCTTACCGAATGCCGTGCTGCTATTGCTGGCACTATCTGCATCGAATGAGCCTGGTCCTAGGCCAAAGCTTGAAGACCCTGCCGATGTGTCCGACACGCCACCAGCATCATCCCAATACCCTTCACCACTACTGTCAGCAGTTAGAACTTGACCAGCAGATGGCAGCGAACCATTGTCTTTAAGAATAAAGTTTATGCCCGGAACGCGGAACTTGTCGATAGTTGTACTACCTAACGTGATTTCCTTGTTTGTTGTAGACGAACTTGCTTGGGCTGCATATCCAATTATGATGTTATTATCCCCGTCACCTAACGAAGAGCCCGCATGTGAGCCGATCACTGTATTGCTGTGGCCTATGAGCGAACCCCCAGCCCCATATCCAAAACCAGTATTGTTAGCTCCAGAAATATTCGAATCAAGAACGTTGTATCCAACCCCAGTGCATCCGCTAGCAGTAGTAATAGCCTTTAAAGCGTTATTCCCGACACCGACGTTTGTGTTTCCGGTTGTTTCTGAATTCAGCGCATTGTCACCAATACCAAGGCTGACTGATCCATTAGAACTGTCTACCAGCCCACTAGGGTCATCCCAATAGCCCTCACCGCTACTGTCAGCGGTTAAGACGTGGCCTGTTGATGGTGTTGAACCATTATCTTTAAGAATAAAATTAATGCCTGGAACACGAAACTTGGTAATACTTGTGTTTCCTAAAGTGATTTCGTTAGATACTGTTATAGAGCTAGGCGCACTATCTCTACCTATCAGCGTGTTATTAGATCCTGTGGTTAATGTATTACCTGCACCGTAACCAACAAAAGTGTTGAAATTGTTTGTTGCTACTTTACCCGCTTCTCTTCCGAGGGCGGTGTTGCTTACTCCAGTAACACTTAATCCGAGCGCTTCATATCCCACCGCAACGTTGTTTCCGCCAGTTGTAAGATTCTTAAGTGCGTAATATCCCACCGCAACGTTTACATTTCCACTTGTCAGATCAGTCAGTGCATCGACACCCAAGGCGGTGTTCCAACCCCCATTTGTTTCTGAATCAAGAGCACCCGATCCAAGACCGATACTTGAACTTGAAGACGATGTGTCACTAACCCCAGCAGTCCCACTACTTGCAGCCGTAACTCTTCCTTGTGCATCAATAGTTAAACTAACAACCGTATAACTGCCAGCAGTAACAGCAGTATCTGCAAGTGATAATGTTCCGCTTGTTGTGATTGGGCCACCAGTTAAACCAGTACCACTTGCAACGCTGGTAACTGTTCCACCGCCAGCCCCAATCTCGACAACAGATCCGCCGTCTGTTTTGGTAAATACTCCGCCGTCTGTTGTATTAACAAGCAGTTCAGCTGTTTCTGAAAAATCACCAGCAGCAGGATTGCTAGTGCCTCTTTTATGCCGAATTGTGTTAGCCATAAATCAGAAAGTTCCTCCATCAAGTACAAAGCCAGAGACGGAGCCATTCTCTAGAAATGTAACAAGGTCACTAAGTGCAACCTGAACCATACTACCGCTGTCATTGATAATCATACGATCTGCACTTGCCAATGTCGTAGCAGTTGCAGAAGTACTGCCATCGAGCTTATTTAGCTCAGCGGTTGTAACCGTCGCACCGTCTAAAATCGCAGCTTCAGTACTTGTTAACGCGGCAAGATTTATGGCCGTGCCTGGAGCCATGCCAGCCAATGTAGTTAATTGAGCGTCAGATGCCTGAGCGCCCAATGCGCTTCTAGCAGCACTAGCTGTAGTCGCTCCAGTTCCCCCGTCCGCTACAGCCAACGTTCCAGTGATCGATGACGCTCCAAGATCAACGGCAAGTTGGTTTGACTCAAAAACGAGACCACCATCGGCTTTTCTGTCAACACTAACTTCAGAACCATTTACGGCGATTCCATCTCCAGCTGTAGGAGTACCAGCAGCAGCAGCAATTGTGATCCCGCCTGCGCTATTCGTAATCGTAATGTTCGAGCCAGCCGTCAACGTTGCTTTTGACAACGTGTTCCCAGTGGTATTACCAATCAATAGCTGGCCATTGGTGTAACTCGTTTGGCCAGTACCGCCTTTATTTGTTGCAATAGTGCTGGCCGACCATGTTCCACTGGTCAGTGTTCCGACAGACGTAAGAGATGACCCTGTGACACTAGAGCCTAACGTTGTGCTGCTTAAAATTGTTGTGTCATCGATCTTATAGGCTTTGCCCGCTACAAGATCGAAATCTTCACTACTTGTCCAACAGTCAGTGCTGTTGATCCAATTAATTGTTTTGTTTGTTGCACCCAGAAGTGTAATTCCACCACCATTAGCTGTCGCATCGCTAGGCGTAGTTACATCACCCAGAGTGATGTTTTTATCTTTTACATCAACCGTTTCTGTGTTAATAGTTGTGGTTGTGCCATTGACTGTAAGGTCACCCGAAACAATCAGATTGTTACTGAATGTGGTGTTGGTGCCTGAAAGAGTGGCACCGCTAAGATCAACTGTTCCAGTGAAACTTTTATTGCCTGAAATTGTTTGGTTGCCTGTAAGCGTCGCAAACGCTCCACTGCCCCCGATGGCTATCACCGAGCTTGCAGTGCCACCTGAATCGCCAAATCCATAGTAGAGAATTGAATCAACTTCAGAAAATGCCGGTTCCGAGGGAGCGAGAGCGGAAGGGGCACCTGAAACGCCTCCAGCAGCTCTTTTCTTCAAGCGAATTGTGTTAGCCATGGCTTAAAAATTGCCCCCAAGTACAAGAGTGTCTGTAGTCCAAGTGTCGTCAGCAATAAATTTGCCGGAAGCGCTACTGAAATAAACAACGCTTTTGTCAATTTTACCGCTTGTGTCTATTTCAAACCCTCCTCCTCCGGTGGCTCCTTGAGGGCCAATTGTTGAAGCCGTAACTACGGTTGTATTTGGGGTTTTGACAACGGTTGTGCCACTCTCGTCTTTTACAGTGACTGTATTCGATTGAGTCGTAATATTGACTTTTGTCATGCTGTGTATCCCTGTGAAACTGTGATTGTACCTTCAAGGTAGTAATCTTTTAATCCGGCTGAACTTGTTACTAATACGTCGTAGTTCAAGCTATCAGGGAAGGCAGTGGTCTGCGTATCATCCAATAAGATAGTTACTTCCCCATTCACGCGATCTGTATAGTCCACTGAAAAATCTGCATATTTGATCTCCCTTGCCTTGTTCCATGCCTGGGCAGCAACGACAGCTCCGGTAAGATCGATTGCTACACCCGTGCCATCTTTGAATTGCAGTCCGAGTGAATAACTTGCCCTGCGTTGCAATGATATGTTGTACTCACCAGGAGAAACGGACATAGACTGCAATCCTCGATCCAACAACTCTTTTGTTCATAATAGCTAATTTTTATAATTCAGTTGCTTTTCAACATTAAAGCAGGCGCGTTAGCCCTAGGGCACTTTCCAATTAGTGCCGGTTTGATTCAGCAGCGTAAAACACAAACGCTGAAACTGTGATCTAGCTCATCAGCGCAGGTTTTCGCACACTATTCCATAGCGTCAACTGCATCGCGTTGTTATTCCATGGGTGGATCAAATTGGTAGTCAGGATCAATTTCTAGTATCTTGTCTCTAGCGTCAGCCTCATTGTCAAATGTTTCGATGGTTGGCCTTATTGCGCTAAAACATGTTCCTGCCGGGACGTAGGCGTAGAAGTCTTCATGGGTTGGATGTCCGTAACCCACAGCCCATTTCTCCCCAGTAATTAAAACATCCATGATCAAGGGTTCTCCCAAGTTTGAGTACCGTTACTTCTTAGGCTATTCCAGGCAGCTAGAGCAGCTGTGCTCCACGTTGACATTCCAGCATTGGTGCCGCCACCAAGATCTAGCCTAGGTATAGCGACAGAGTTCGTGTTCAAAGACACCAGAATGTTTTCAATAGATTGTGGAGTAAGCGCACACCCTTGAAAGGTAAAAAGGTGGTAGACACCTGGGCCAAAATTGCCAGTAGTGTCAAACACTCCCGCCGGGAAGTTAGCTAAACTGCTGCATCCATAAAACATTTGGGAAGTTCTTGTTAAAGAATCAAAAGTGATCCCTGAAGGAAATGTAACCAATGAAGTGCAACCTTGAAATATTGAACGGCCTTCTACTACCGATGAAAAATCTAAAGCTGGTATAGCAGCAAGAGAAATACAGTCGTCAAACATGCCCTGAGCGTTAGTAGAGTTTGAGAAATTTAAGGTTGACGGTAAAGTTGTAAGAGAGGCGCATCCTTCAAACATGCTATCCGTAGTAGTAAGACTTGAGAAATCCCAGTTAGGGCAAGCCGTTATGCCGGAGTAACCAAAAAAATTGGATGCGTCGCTTATGTTTGACCAGTTAATATTAAGTGTGCTCGCACTTGGCATGTTGGCATTTGTCAATCCCGATGAATGCCAGAAAAAATTTCTTATACTGGTAAGATTGGAATAATCCCAGTTTGGTACAGTGAAATTTTGCGTCAGGTAAGAAAACAGTTGCGATCCGTTCGTTGCGTTTGAAATATCAAGGGAAGGAAATGTTGTGAACTGTGTAAGCCCATGGCACAGAGATGTAATATCTGTGATATGAGAAGGCAATGAAGTAAAAGGAAACGATGCAAGGCTGGTACAGTTTGCAAACATTCCTCTTACTGAAATCACATTGCTTAAATCAAATGTTGGTGCTGTTGTTAAGCTAGTGCAGCCATTGGCAAAATAGTCATAACCTCTGGTATTGCTAGGAGACAAATTCGTTAACGTAGGTATAAGAGTAAGGTCAACGCAGTCTTCAAACATACTTGCTGCTGTAGTCACGTTTGAGCAGTTATATGTGGGCGGACTGCTTGAATTAAGGCTCGCGCAGTTTTGAAACATTTCAGCCATATCAGTTGCGCTGCTCGTATCTATAGCGGGAAAATCAATAAGCGCACCGCAACCTTTGAAGACAGAACTGAAATCAGTAACGTTTCTTGTATCGTAAGCAGGTAGAGAAGTAATGTTATTTGCATCTTCAAATGTGGAACTCATGTCTGTGACGTGCTCTGTATTGACATTTGGCATTCCATTAACTGCTGTTTCAGTCATATCAAGAAACGCATTGTCCCAGCTGCGCCCTCTTTGTTTTGTTGAACCAGTTACAGAAAGAGTAGATGTGTCAAAATATGTGTTAGAGCCACAATAAATTGAGAACGAGGCGTTGCGTTCAGTTGAAATTCTTACTGTGTAACTTCCCGCCACTGAGTAAGTGTGTTGGTACTCTTTATAAGCAGGAGCAGAAGTAGAACAATCTAAACCTACTTCAATGTTGCCGTCGCCCCAGTCAATAGTTACTGATCCGCCATAAGGTCTTACCTGCGGAAAATAGTTTATAGTGTTAGATGTTGTCGTGAACTCGTAATAGCGATCTTCGAATTTTTGTGATGCTAATAAACTTTGTGCTAATAACATTACGAAGCATCTCCGCCATAAGAACCGAATAAAGTTGTGTCTGCTTTCCAGACAGTGATGATTGCATAGGCTCCAGTTGCTGAAGGCAAAATAGGTTGTGACCCACCAACCCATTTCATAGTTGGCCATGTAATGCTGTAAGCAGCATTAGATCTACGAACCATCATCGTAATACTTTCACCGCTATCCATATCATCAGTGTAAGTGCGATTAGCGTCGATAAAACCTATGAACATCGTTCCCGTGTCGGGACTTATTGCAAAGTTTGTGTTGATGCTTGTCGTATCAACAGTTGCTATTGCGCCTGTTACTTCAGTCCAGGTTTCGCTCTGCCTTGCATATTGCAGCCCATCGTTTGGGGCTTCGCCAATGTCAGCGTTAACGGTGACCGCGCCAGTACCACCAACTGGGCTGATCGTTACGTTGGTGCCTGCGCTGATTTGGGTAACGCCTCCCGGCTCGATTTCTGACCATGCCGCATCTTTTCTCCCATAGTTCTTGCCATCAGATGGAGCATCGCCATCGATGACAGATGGCTTGTTTAGTATCTCCGCAATTCCACTGGTGGCGCTCCAGTCAGAGTTGACTTGTGCTGCTGGAATTGTAGGCTTGTTTAGGATCTCCGCAATTCCACTGGTGGCGCTCCAGTTAGAGTTGATTTGTGCTGCTGGAATTGTAGGTTTATTTAGAATTTCGGCATCGCCAGTAGTGGCAACCCAATCAGAGTTGACATTAACTTGTGCTCCATCTTCAATATCATCAAGCTTGTCTTTGTCCCCCGCTGTCATCAGTCCAGCTAAAAGATCAGTCGCCGCCAGCAGAGCTGCACTGCTGCCTGTGCTGCTTGTGATGTTGAGTTGAGTAGCAGTGCGTCCATTAACGCCCAAATCAGTTGGTGTAGCTGATGCAGGGATAAATGACCACCCTGAAGGCCCGTAAATAACTGAATCGCCAGATTTAACAACTAAAGCCCCTTCCCCTGTAGCGGCCTGCCAAGCAGCATTTAAGGTGCCAACAACAGTGTTAATGTAAGCGTCATTTAAACTAGGGTTTGAGACAACAGGATCGTTCGCAAGGTCAAGTGTTCCTTTGTATGAAACCGATAAAATATCTGCTTTTAATCTTCCTTCACTGTCAAAACTGAGATTAGCCCCAACATTAATCGCAAGACGATCAGCTAAGAAATGAAGACCTTTATTGCTGTCAGCATCAACATTTAGCGTGACAACGCTGCCATTCACAAACGCATCAATGCCATCATCACCAAGAATTTGAGTGATGCCCGTGCCTCCCCCACTCTGCCCCCCTACCTCATTCCAGATCAGACCATCCCACACGTAAAGGGTTTTGGTGCCAGTATTCCACCACCACGTTCCAGGCAAAGCATCCGCTGGTACGTCTGAATTAAATTTGACCCCGCCTAGCTGAACAATTTTGCCGCTTGAATCCTTGCAGCAAATAAACGGTCCTGCCTCGTTGTAGTTAAGGCTAATCTCGTTGAAACTTAATTGTGCTGGTTGCGGTCTCCTGTCCTCGACTGAACTGCTCTTCAGGATTATTGCAACAGCCATGACTATTCAGTCGAGAAAACGCGGACATTTGCCGTGTTTATATTCTATCTAGCTCGGATGATAAACATCAGAGCTGTGTTGACAGGGCGAGATTCGTTGCCACCATCGTCGTCAATACTGATTCCGGTTACCTGTGCATCAATACTGATGCCCGTTGTTGCTGTTTCTGTTTGCGTTTCCTCAGCCAAAACCTCAACGCTAGTATTTCCGCCACGTCCTTCGTCCTCACTGCCTTGAACTTGGCCTGCCGTGAAATCGTGAGCATGGCCGTCGTCTGTGATGTCGTGACTGTGAGAATCGTTGCTAACGCCGTGGTTGTGCAGTGCGTTTTGGTCGGCTTGTTCTGAACGAATTAATCGGTTGTCATCAATGCCTCTGTTGTTGTCCCAACCTCGGACAAACTGACCACGAAGATCAGGAACCGTCGCACCAAGCAATTCGGCAAGTTCTGGGTAAGCAGCAGTTGACCCGCCATCGCATTCGATCCAATCTGTTGGTGCGGTATCCAATGGCCACATGAGGATTGAGCCGATTGGTGCCCGTGGTGCCAGAACCGGTAACGCTCCAGCAAGAGTGGCTGGGGTGATGGCACGGTCAGTTGCTGTGCCTCCGCTTGTTTCGGCTTGGGTTGCAATCTCAACCAGACCGGCAACTTCTTCTGTTGCTGTAGGAACAACCGGCAAAGTTGTGCCAAACGGATTCTCCCCCCATGCGGCTGGTGACGTAATGATCTGACCGTTGAGCACAGTGCGTGTGTTGACCGTCAACTCATTGATGCTGAGCGATTCGTAAAACGTCGGGAACTGAACATCGTCAACGCTCTGTTCTGCGCCAATTGAATCAATCCCCACCTCTTGCCCAGTGGTCAGATCTTGAATACCTGCCGGTGTGACAAGAAAGCCCTCCTCGTTAAAACCGGAGCCGTAAACACGCCCCACGCTCGAAGTCATGTAATAGGTGAACTTGTTAGCGGCGGACAGGTTCTGCTGATAGCGCGGCAGACCCTTTGAGTAATTTGAACGGCCTGCGTATTCATACGCATGGCCAAACAGACGAATCGCGCTTGGAGCACGGAACTCGATTGACCATGCCGCCCATGAATTGGCAACGCCTGATGGACTGCTGATTCCATCTAATGGGCTGGTGTTGTCGCGGTCGCGCAGTGCTGCTGTTTTTGGCAACAGGATTGTGTGACTATCAGCTTCGCCAAATCCAAGGCTTCTCAAGAAGCTGTACAGCCCTCGGTAGTCAGTGGCGCTGCGGTACTGCGCTTGGATCTCAGCGTCTGTCGTCCATACCGTCGCCAAGTCATAGCCGCAGGTGGTGTTGTCGGCGTCGCCGCTGGTGTCGTTGTCAAACAGAATCGCTGGCTGGGAGTTTTTGAAATAGTCCTCAGCGTTGAACTCGCTCGCCATGTGGACGAACGATTCAATCCATTTGTCGCTTTGGAAAGCCGTGTCGCTATTGGCCTGGACGCAATTCCAATGTTTGTTGGCATAGCGGACGGTGTCGCCTGCTCGGTAGTAGGCATTTGATGTCCATGCGCTGTCGGCGTTCAATCGGCGCAGTTCCACTAAGCCGTTGCTGCCTCCTGGGCCGTTCTTGATTGCACTCCCAACAGCACAGCAGATCGATTCGCTATAGGGAATCTCACCTGTAATTGCTGCTGCGCCTGGATTCGTTTGCAGGATGTAATCGCGCTGAGGCGTCCGGTTTGTTCCACCGAGATTGAGGCCCAGCACGGCGTAGCGGCGCTCGTTTGTGTTGCGAACATCAGTGAAACGCCTGATGAAAATATTTCGCCCAGCAAGATCCGGCAGATTTACGCCAGGTGTGATTTCTTCACCCGGTATTTCGCCGTCCTGATTCTCGAATGCTCCCGTGACGTTGATCACATTGGGAAACGCTCGATCCCATGCAGGATTTGCCAACTGTGCGCGGAAGTCTTTACCCAGACTGTTTTGAACCCAGATGTAGGAGCCAGGACGCAATGTGTAGCCCAGCGCTTCAAGCTCTCGTGGCGTGTCACGGTCATAAATGCCCTCAGTCAGGTCTTCCTCTAGGACGATGGCGGTGGCTGTGTTGCTTGTGCTCGCATCAATTTGACCGAGGAAGGTGTTACGGACGTTGTTGGATTTCTCGGTAAGGTCAGTTGCAACACGCAAGCGGTTGACGCTCCAGCCGGTGTCATTGATTGATGCAACTGATTTGTAGCCTTCGCCTAAAGCTGCTACCCCACCAAAATTACTGTTGCTGTTGGTGGTCGTAATAGACGCGCCAGACTCAACCCAATGGTGAACGCCTTGACCAATAGCGAATACGCTCACTTCTTGGATAATTGCGTTATTGACTGCTCGAATGTGAAAACTGCGCCGGTCAGTCTTCATCCGCAGGTCGTTAGGGTTTGCGTTGATGTAATCGTCGTAGTTATTAACTGCGCCCCATGTTCCGCCGGAGTAAATCTCCCAGCAGGTCATATCTTTTTGCAGTGAAATTGCTGTGTATTGAGCAATTACGCAAGACGAAAATCCTTGGTTACGCGCACCATCAAAGAATCCACCGCACATCCCAAAGACACTGCGAATCGACACGTTGTAGATGTAAGGCGATGCACCTTGCACCGTGTCCACAGTTTCGTTTGCTGTAGCTGGTAGCGGTCCAACGATCTGATACTCATTAATGCGTGGTACGGCAAAGGCGTTATTGATACCAGCAACGCCACTAAATGAACTGCGGATTTTTCCGTAGAACTCATCAAGCTCGGCTTCGCTTGTGTATTGGAAAACGTCAAGAAGGTGAGCGCTGGTTGTTGCGCCTGCCTTGTCCATGACGGTGAAACCGTAGTAATACCCGCCCCCGGTTGTCTTGAAAATTGCGCGACGGTTGCTGTAATCCGCTTCCTCATTTTCAGGCGTCGGGACAGCGTTGGGGCGCAAAATCGTTTTGCGAAGGTCAAGGCTTACCAGGCTGCAACCTCTGGGAAGAATTAAGCCTCCAGTCGCTTCAGGATTGAACGCGATCAGCTCAGCATCTGAAGGCTCTTGTCCATCGGTCCAAACTGGTGTTGTTGCTTCCCCCTCATCATTAAGAACTGTGGTTGCGCCAGCTGATAAAACGATGCTGACCAGATCACCACAAACATTCCCAAGCGTTAAATAGTCGCGGCTGGTGATGATGCCAGCTTCAATGATGGCGCGAGAGAGTGTTCGGAATGGTCTGCTTTGGCTGTATCCACATTCGAGACGCTGCAATGAGATGCGGCGCATTTTTGATTCATACGTTCCATCGTCAAGACCGACATAATCGCCCGTTACAAAGGTGTCCGCGCCGATATTGCTATCTACATACAAGACATAAGGAGCCGACAGTGGATCAGGTACTTCAAGGCCACCTACAGACTGCGGGGATCCGGCAAGCTGCCGGACAGTATCAGTCAGCGCATTGATCTGTGACTGGAAACCTGATTGCGTTGTATCGATGTGTCCTAACGATTCAGTTTGCCCAGCACGTCTTAGTTCAGTCACTATTTAATTCGGAGCTTTGCATCTATTCTAATTGTCGCTTCAAAATTGTATTTTTATGGGCTAGCTAAAAGCTTGATCTCACCCGTCGTAACAAATCTTGCCGTTCCCGCCACAATGTCTGTGGGGCGCAAATTAACTGCGGTGTCTGTCACCAAAATGTCGCAGGCGTAGTAGAGACCGCCATTGATTTTCCCGCACGTTGCTGAGCATGGATCATCACCAGACATAAGCCAAAATTCTGCTGAGGCTTCACAACCTTTCTCGGTCATCATCAGTAGCTGCATCAGCACTAAGCCGTTATCTTCCGTGTCTTGCTCGAAGGCTTTGCGATCAACCAAAAACTCGGTCGAACCGCCTGCTGTGACAAGGCTTTTGACTGCGGTGCCGAACTTCTCAGCGACAGCTGTAGTTTCAACCGCTGCGGCGTTTAATTCCAAGCTCCATTCACGGATGTCGCACAAGATTTGCCAGAACGGTGCTACTTCCCCTTGCTGACCACGTGGCAATAGGTTGGCGTTGTCATACTCATCCGTTCCAGCCTCAGGTATTGCGTACCGTGGCGCATCAGCGCAAATGCTTGCCAGCGTTACGGTGTCTTGGGCATCGCTGAATTGATACTCGCCATAGGCAGACACGCATTCCCACACTGCGTTGGAATATTCGGAGCTGCCAAAAGGTGCCACCGTGATCTGGCCTGCCGATGCAACTGGTGCAAGCTCAACTCGATTGGATTGGCAACCTCTCAACGCATCGCTGCGGCTGTTGTAGAAACTGACCCGACCCAGCTCGTCAACGTGGATCCAGTAATCTCCGTTCTGGCATCCATCGATAACCTCACCACCTGACGTGTCGCCTTCGCGGCTGTAAAACTGTGCCGCTCCACCAAACTGACCGTCTGGATATTCTTCGGTGGCGGTCTTATAGAACGCATCGCTGCGTGATGTGATCTGCGTTCTGTTTGGTCCCAGGAACCAGCGAGAATCGAAGTAGGTGGCATAGCCTCCGGGGTTGGCGGGAAACACGTCACCCGCCAGTGGCAAACACAAAACACTGACGCGATCACCATTCCAGTAGCCAGGGCAAATGCTCCTAAGACTGTTGATCTCAGGAATCACCGCCTCAGTATTGATGACGCAAGCCTCTGGCGCTTTCCTCTCAAGTCGGAGCTTCCCGCCTACACCAAGAACTGCCATCAGAAGCCACCACTAGGTTTTCCTGATACCTGAAACGAGATACTGCAAGCAGTCGCAGCGCCAACAGAGACGCTAGGGCTGACGCTGGTTAGGAACCCGCTACAGGTGAAAGATCTTGTCGAACCACGGGAAAGCGTAAATTCCATAGCTGACTCACCTTGGCCATTGGTGAAAACAGAATTAAGCATCTCGTTTGCTGTTTCGTCGCTTGGGTCATACAAAACAGTCGCGCTGCCTGTTGTGCCGCGTAGCCCTTCCACATAGGTGCGGTCATACGCTCCAAGGCACGTATCCTCAAGGGCGTCTTTGCTGACTGAGATGCTCCAATCTCTACAGCGCCCGATTATTTTGTTCTTGTACTTCAGCTGACCGTCAGCTCCGGTTTGTACTGCCATTAGGAATCCAAAGTTGCGATCAGCTGAACTTGAACCCGTGAACGGTTAGGCATAACGGATTCAACAGAGGGCATCTCTGCCCATCTCCATTGTAGATAGCTTGGAATTTGTGTTTGTAGAACTGAGCTAACACCTGCAAACACTGAATCCGGCAGGTCCAGTGTGTAAAAACCGCCTTTTGATGCGTGCCAGGAACCCAAAAGACTGGCCATGTCGGCATCGTTAAGCAGAAATGACATACTTAATTCGGCGTCAAATGCCTTGCTTCCGTAAAGGCGTGATTTGCTGGCTCCGTTGATAGCGGTGAAGCGTTTTGTTGCGTATTCGCCTGGCGTGTAAGTCCTGCGTGTGGGGCATATCTCTGGAAAGTCAATGCTCATGATTGATCCCCCTCGATAATCCATTTTGACGCATCGTCCCAATTGCGGACTAGCTCTGATATGTAGTCTTCGCCGGTTGGGAAGTAACTAGCCTCAACATCAATGTTGCCGTTTTCGTCAAAACTTAACGCTTGAGTTCTATAGGTCTGGGCGTCATTATAAGCAGTCTTGATTGAGAACACTGCGGGGCCTGGTGCTGTTTTACCGTTAGCAATCACCATGGTTTGTTCTGTGACTGTTTGTGCGGTGCCGTCCCAGTACAAGACCGGGTAGCTGCCATCAGATAAGGCAGGCCATGATGTGATATTTCCAGCTGCATCAACCGCGCCATTGCTGGGTTGGTCATATGAAAATGTCTCCAAACCAAGCTTGAAGACAGCGCCGATGTCCAGGGTGATCTGGGTTGGGGTTGTTTTGAAGGTGACGCCATGGGTTACTAGGCGGCGGCTGCGGCATTCCCATTTGCCTCTGTCGATTGCTTGCTCCAGGCTGGTGCAAAAGCCGCTTAAGTCGATTTGTTCTAGTGGAGCGTCTTCGTCAGTGGTTGCCTCGCGCACGGTCACTTCGCGCACCACGGGAAACAAGCCTTTGTTGTCAACAGCCGTGGACTGACGCTCTTCTCTCCATTTCACGCTGACGCGGGGTGGGATGCGAGCTTGCTCGTCAAAGTAGTTCAGAGCAAAGCTGTCTTCAATAATGTTGCCTGCGGTGTAGAGCCCTGTAACTGTTTCGGGACCGTCAAAGTTGGCAACCGGCTGTAGCGAGAATTTGCCGTTACGGATCACAAATTCCAACATGAAGTTAGTTGCTGTTTCTGAAGCCCAGCTGCGGATGTTGAGCTTCTCAGAGACCGCTCCATCAAAGAAGTATTTGCGGTTGGCTGCCCACTCGCTGCAATAGTCAAAGGCGGCTTTGTCGATCTGCTCCAGGCTGACGATTTTGCCAGTGCCGTAACGCTTATTACTCAGTAGGTCATAAAGGATCTCAGGGAAGTTGCTTGTGCTGCCAATGCCCTGGTTGACGTAGACACTGAACTGGCTGAGCTGGGTGATTTCCTTGCTGCTACGGATGTTCATGCCTACTAAGGCTAAATTGTCGTAATTAGGAATTTCATTATTCTTGGTAACCGTGTTGATATAAACAATCTGGTGGGCGGGATTGTTTACGGCGGTGCTAGTGACCTCGCTGTAGATAAAGGCTTCTGCTAAACGGGCGTAGGCGTCTACATAAAAGCCCTGTTGTTGAACAAAATCATCAAAACCTGTGCCAATGTCTTCTGATCCGATCGTGCGGGTTACGGGTAAAGCAAAAGTCTTAAGGCGGTTATTTACCGCCGCGCCGTTATATTGGATAGTTGCATTTCCTTGGTTGTAATTTGTTAGTGGTGAGCGGTAGTCCAATACCTGTAGCTGTTTATTTGAACTTCTAACCTCCCAGCTGCTGACTGGTGTTAGGCGAAACTCCCAACGTTTTTCTTCCCCAAAATCGAAGCGCAAATAATTATACATATTTGTTCCGCCCTGCCCTCTTATGCCAAAGAATGGGTTGAACTCTGTAAAAACGTCATCTGTTGCTGCTTCTCGATAAGCAATAATAAAGAAGGAGTATTGAGTTTCGGGACTTTGATATGTGCCGTTTTGATAATTAATTGAGCTGACCCCATCGATGCCGTCTCCCTCATAGTCTTCGCAAGCTTGGCCATCAATAATTTCATAAGTTCTGGTTCTTAATGTCCCGTTGTCTGAATAAATGCAATCACCAAAGTTAGCCAGTCCGTTTACATCCAAGCCTAAGTTGCTTCTTAGCCCCAGTTCTACGACTTGACCGACACGTTCGGTAGCAAACGAGCTTTCAGCACACCGAAAAATCTGGGGGTTTCTGCTACATGGTTTCAGTCCTACAGCGTTAGCTGGCGGGTTCTCGCCAATGTCACCGTTGTATGTGGCTGGATTAAGCCTGCTTTCTGTGTATTGCGCGATGACCCCGCGACGAACCACGCGAAAGTTAGCTTCGACTGTTTGCCCAGCATTTGAAGATGTGCTCTCAATGTCAGAGACGAAAACTTTGTTTGTGCGACTGGTGCAAATTGCCATTGCACTGCCAACGCGATACAGCTCACCAATGCTCAGATTGTCGTCATAGCTGTTCTGTCTTGAAGCAATCGTTGAGCCAACATCGTTAAGACTTACGGTTGCCGGTGCCCCAGTGCCGGTAGTGACTGGAATTGTAAAAAATCCATTTCCATCAGTTTGCTGAAAAATCTTAAAGGTTAAGTTCTCATCGACCTCAGCAATTCTTTCGCCGTCAGACGCTCCAACAATTCCGCTGCGGCCTGGATATCTTCTGCCCTGCTTGGTGCGTTGACCACGTTCTTGCCTGTCCAAAGGACAGATCACATTGCCGTCTGAATCTGAACTCAAACTGACCTGCGGGCGCAGGCTTGGGTTGGGCTTTAGCCCGAAGTTGTTTCCTAGGTGACCGTATAGACCAAAGACCGTTTGGTTTGAGGGGGTGCTGGTAAAGCAGAAATTTGGACCGAAGGCCATCCCCGCTCCACGGGCTTGAAATACGTCAGTCGCTCCAGCGTTTTCAGCGTTGCCTGGATCTAAACCGGCCCGGAGTCCTGCAACGTAATCGCTGCTGGTGATGCGTCCGCCGTCTGGTGAGTAGTAAAGGCTGATGCGGCCCGCTTCGGTGCTTTCGAGTTTGTAGCTGCCGATGATGTTGTTACCGATAGCGAATTGATCAACATCAAGCTGTGGGATTGTTCCTTCCCCAATCAAAAACAACGCTCGCAAGAGTTGTCCGCCGCCGATGCTGTAGAGCTGTGACCACAGCAGATTGGTGTTCACTCGAACGCCGCCATAGGCAATGCCGTCAATTTCTTGGCGGTTGGTGTAGACGAGCGGAACAGTTGAACCAAGCTCAACAACATTCTGAACACTGTCAAACCCAGAAGTTGGCGTGAACCTGCTGCTGTTCTGGATGTCTTGGCCTTGGACCGTGTTGGTCTCGTACTCAGGCTGTTTAGGCTGCGGCTTACGGAAAAGGAGTGAACTCAGTGCTGATAAGACAATGCCGATGATTAGAACCACGGCGAAGCTGATCAGATCAAATGCCACGGGGTCGCCAGGCTTAATGCCATGGCGCAACATTGTTTCCCGCATGAACGCTCGATATTGCTTCTCGTCCATCCCGGTAATTTCCATGATCTGCCGGTCTTGCGGCAGAAGCGGAATCCAATCGCCGTCGTTAGGGCTCAGCATCAGTTCAGAGAAATGTTTCCGGTGGAAGGCAATGCCCCAACCAATGATTGCGTAAGCGTTCTGCGTGGCGTATCAGCTGCAACTGCATCTAAAGGACTGCTAAGCCTTATCTGCAAACGGCTGCTGTCATGTTCAAAGCCGGTGATTTGATAGACCTCCGAGCTGTAATTGTCGGTTTCTTGCAACGTTTCGGGGTCAAGCCAAACCGTATTAATTTGCGCGATCCAACGTTCATCTGCTGCTTGCTTGAAAACGTTTAGGTCTAGCTCGTTCACAGCAAATACCATCGATGCTGAAATGTTGGCTCCCTGTAAATCTAATGTCCCCCCGCTAAAACCAAAACCCGCAAATAGATAGGGCAGCCCTTGGAACGTTCTCGACTCTCCAGCATGAAAGTTTTGGAAGCGATAAGGAGTGATAATGCCGTCCGCCTGTTTGAGCAAGACGTAAGTTCCAATTGCAATCACTATCTAATTCCCAGTTGACGACGGGTGGAAGGTTTGTTTCTCATGTCACTAAACACCTGAGCGCGAGCTTGCTTGGCACTAGCTGACGCTGCTTTATCAACTTGATCAATAGTGGCGTATTCCACATTATTAATCACCTGCGTCTCTATCAACATTGTGCCGCTACTGGTCGAGCGTTCACTACGCTCTTTCTCCATTACGCGTTCGCGGGTATAGCTATTACTTACAGCAAGGGCGTCGGCGTTTTCATTAAAGGCATTGGATGATCCGCCACCACTGCCTCCCATTGCATCACGCGCTGCATCAAATGCCTGATTATTGCTTAATACTGTGCCCGGACCATCAGGAACAAATAACTCAGGCCCTTTTTCTCCGATCAAACTGACTTTATTTGGTTCTGGGCGACCACCGTTAGCGAACATTCTTGGCTGCTGTGTTCCAAAGAAGTTCATTCCTCCGCCAGGTTGAAAAGGTGATCCGCCTTGTCCAGATAAAGAATCAACCAATGGCGTTGCACCATTTGACCCAGCTCCAAACAGACTGGTAACTAATCCAATGGCTTGCATTACAAGCCATTCCGTGATCAACTTTTGCGCCATATCTAAGAAGCTATCTGCAATCGTTTGGAATGCGGCTGCAAAAGCTTCACTTGCTGATTTAGCGCCTGTTGCCATCTCGCGGAATGCCCCAGCAAGAGGTCCGACAATTGCTTCTGCATATTGCCTTGTCGTTTCCTTTAGCTTCTCTTGTTCTTTGTTAGTAGCCTCCAAAGCTTGTTTCCGTTGTAGCAATCCAACCGCAGCTGCTTTGTCTGCATCAGTTGAATTAGGGATATCTTCAATTTGCTGTTTTAGCTTTTTAATTGCCATTAGATCTTTTATCTCTTCTTCGTTGCCAGCTAGCTTTGCTTCAAGCAAAGTGATCTCATCATTAAGCTGCCCAGTAACACCACTTAGTGCTTTTGCTTTTGCTTCTGCAAGCCCTTTATCTTTCTCCTGAACAACAAGCTTTGCCTTCGTTAAGTTCAACTCTGTGAGAGCAGCTTTTTGCCCAACGTTTATTAGCTCATTAGTTTCACGCTGACTGTCTTCTAGGTCGTACTTTACTTGCAGCTTGAACTTTTCGTGATCAGTCGCTGCTTGGATTAATGCAATTTCACGCTGTGTTTGACGTAATAATTTATCGCCATTCTCCAAAGATTTTTCAATCTCCTTTTGACGCTTTTCAGCTGCTTTCTCTGCATCCGATTTCCCGCCTTTGCTGCCCCCACCATCATCTGTACCTGTTGGTGTTGTTACTCCTGTTGGTGTGTTGGTTGTTGTACCGCTGCCATTGCCGGTGGTCGTACCCTCAGGAGTTCCAGCGCCTTTATAAGCTTTTTTCGCTGCTTCAACGGCTCGGTTCAAACCTGCCATGATGTCTATGTTGAAAACATCTTTGAACCAATCAGAAACTCCGCCTAATACTTTTGTTGCTGTATCCCCGATAAATTGCAGTAGTTCTGTCCACTTCTTCCCAATCCAATCAGCTGCATGCCCGAAAGCCACCTGTATCCCATTGGTGGTTTCGTTCGTTGTATCGCCAATTGATTGAGTGCCTTTATTAACATTGCCTGTTAATGCACCCCAGACATTTGAAATTACGGTTTTAGCATTTCCAAAAAAGTTTTTAATGTTGTCTAGGGTTTGGGAGCCCTTCTCCTTTATTGACTCGAATCCATCACCAATGAAGTTTGTAAATCTTCCCCAGAGTTCACCGACAACGCTGAAAAACTCCTGCCATCCCTTGATGTAGTTATCAATCATCACCCCCGCAAACGCGCCGATGGCTTTGATGATATTTATTGCTTCCCCGCCCCAATATTTAAATTCGTTGCCTATTGCGTCAATTAGTTTCTTGAATGGCTCAAAGTTGTTATAAAGAAGTACGGCTCCGGCAATTAATGCGGCGACCGCCAGAACAGCCAAAGTAATTGGTGCTGTTATGACAGCCCAAGCTCCCGCCAAAGCTGTTGTCGCAGCAACCCACAGGCTTGTGGCCCCAGTCGCGGCAAGTATTGCCCCATTTAACGTTGAGATTGCAATAGCGGCTAACCCAATACCCACCGCTACGCCAACAATCACGGCCAAGCCGATAACTACCTTTTTGATTGGCCCCGGCAGCTGTAGGAATGCAGCCAACAAGTTATTGATTGGAACAAGAACTGCCCCAATTGCTGGCTTTAGTTGCTCAAAGACCGCAACGCCTACATCTTTTCTAAGATTCTCGTTTTTTTTGCTGAGTGTCGCATAACCATTCGCCAGGTTGTCAACCGCTTTTTTCGCTACTCCAGTAGCTTGAGTTTGGTTTTTTACTAGCCTTTGGAAATTCTCAAAATCATTTAACAGCGGACCCAGTGCTTTGTTGGCTTCCGTTCCAAATAGCTCGATCCTGTCCTGATCGCTTGTAATTTTCCTCAGCTTCTCTAGGGTGCCAACCAATCCATCAGCCTTAATGCTCGCTGCATTTACTGTTATGCCATATTTCGCTAATATCCCCTCACCTTCTTTTGTTGGCGCTGATAGCTTCGCCAAGGCTGAGTTTAATCCTGATGTCGCAATCTCTGCCTTATTGCCTTGCAACGTAATCCCTGCAACCGCAGCATTAACCTCAGCGAAACTAACATTTAGTTGAGCTGCGATTGGGATTACCTTGCCAAGTGATTGCCCGTATTCGTTGATCGTCAGTTTGCCATCATTTTGCGTTTGCACCAACTGATCGGTCAGTAAAGCGGCTTTGTCTGCTTCTAACCCGTAAGCGTTAATCACGGTTGTCAGCGCATCAACAGCCGTTGTCTGATCAGTGAATCCTGCGGTTGTCAATGCAACTGATGATTCCAGTACTTTTTCAATGTCTTCCGCGCCCGATACGCCAGCAGATAACAGTTGATAACTTGCAGCCGTTGCTTCAATCCTGTCTGTTAGGCCCCCAGAAGCCTGAGTTACTTTTTGGATTGACGCTTGTACGTCGTCAAATCCAGCGGCACCCGTCAGGGTTCTTACTGAGCCTTCAGCTGCTGAAAACTCTTTGCCTAGTTGTAAAACATCCCCCGTGATGCCTTTAAGCACTGCCCCAGCGCCAAGCACGGCAAGAGCACCCGTCAGCCCTTGAACCGCTGTTGTCCCTCCCTTGAGATTCCCCTCAAACTTGGTTATCTCTCTTGATACTGCCTTGAATTTCGCTGAAGATTTATCAAGCCCGGTCTGTATTCCTTTTAGTTTGTTGATATATTGCGTTTGTGCGCCGATCGTGTTCTTAATCGTTGCGCTTTCGTCCTTTAACTCTTTCTCAAATTTCTCTAGCTCTCTAGTTGTAGCTGCTACTTCTTTGTCTACCTTTTTGAAATTGCCAGTAAGGTTTTTCAGCGACTGAAGCGCTTGCTGCACTTGCAGCGAAAGACTGACTGAATACTGGCTCATGTGTCTAGGTTACCGACGCCTTTTCTTTGCTTTTTCCATGGCGGCATCTTCCTCCTGCTTCCTTAAGGTATAAAATGCAGACCAGATAGCTAGTTCTTGTGGAGTTAATCTTTCTTGGATTTCGCCCAGTGTGTAGCCTAATTTTTCAGCCACTAACAATTGAAGCATTAGCTCCCCGTCTTTCTTGAGCTGTTCGACGATTTTTTTTGAGATAGGTCCACATCTACTTCTGTTTCTACGCCGTCTTCATTAACTTCAGTAATTGTCTCTCGGAATACTTCAACCACAAGTTTGCTCATCAATGTTTCGGGAAAATGTTGTTTAAGCTCCGCAAAATCAGCAAGTATAAATCTTTTGTTACCTGCTTCATCTTCTGCTTTTATGATTAGGACGTTTAAGGCAACACTGATTGGATCTTCTGAGTTTTTACCTGCTAAACGTGTTGCGCGTTCACGTTGTGCAAGAGTCAGCGGTGTCATCCACCACACAAATTCCTGTCCATTATCTAGCTCAACAGAACGTCGTGTCCGCTTCATTGAAACGGCATTTTTCAGCTCTTGTAAACCGTTCATTCAGATTTATCCTTTCATCCAATGCTAGCTAGCCGTCAAGCCAAAAAAAAGAGCTTGGTCTCACCCAAGCTCAACTTCACCCTCCTGTTTATGCTAGCTAGCCCTTAAGTCAATGCCGTATAGAACATGTGGCTTGGTGCTCCTGCTAGTGAGAAGCTAATCGTTGCTGTCAACGCATCAGACGTACTGGCATTAACGCTGAAACCGTTCAAGACAACAGGAGCTTGAACAAACATTGATGCAGCGTCATCAGCCCCTGGGTTGCCTGGATCATCAACATAATTCAGATAGAGCTTTACTTCCGCCCCGTTCTGATCTGCAAGAAGCGTTGAATAAATCAACCTATTTGCTGTTGATGTCTGATCAGGAGTAAACAGCACTGTCATGCTGCCCGTTCCTTCTGCTGGGCCTGGAATCGTCTCTTTGAAATTCGCAAACTTTGCGGCTGCTCCACTAATCGAGCAAGGAATCGTGGTTACATCGATGGATTCCCTAGAGAAATCAATGTCCCACTCGACCACAGAACAGACAACATCAAAATCCGCGTAAGAGATGTTGATGTGTGTGCCACTTGTGTTTGCAGATCCGGTGCCCCCTCTTACGGTTACCGAAATTGCGGCGCCGCCTTTTGTTGCTGCAAGCTTCAGGATGGAAGTACCTGAACCGCCTCCTACAACGTAATAGGTGGTCCCAAAAACATAGGCTGTTCCTGCTGCATTTTCTGCCAGTGTTGAGCCGCCCACATCCGTGAGCTTGACAGCATCACCAATCTGAAAATCATTGTTCCCCGGAACTACGATTGAATCGCCAAGAGGGAAATCATCAAAATCTTTTAAGCAAAAAGTGGAGCCGGGTGGCTTGAACATCACTCTGCCGCTGTTTCCACTCAGCGCAGAGTTATTGCATTGGATTGGCACTTGGAAACCCCTTGGGGCTAAAGATCAGTTTTCGCAATCCCGTTAGAGCGGCACAGGATAACTAGACAGACGCCGTCCGTATTCTCTTTATTCTATTTGGCTGTAAAGTTTTTAAGCCTGGTGGCACCTATGCAAACCGGCTTCCGCTGGAATATGCAGTCAATGTTGCGGTGAGATTATGGGTCGCGAAATCTGTACTTGTTTCAGTGCCTGCTGATCGCGGCCCACTTGGCTCCGTTATTCGATAACACGGGCGATCTGTTTCGCTAACTAGATCGGGAAGCTTGGCCCATACGGGAATAATGTCTCGCACCCTTGTCATCAACTCAAGCCCTTTTTTTGTTCCCTGGTTTGACGGTGTGTAAGCAAAGAAAGTCAGGACTCCTTCAACCTCTGCGCTGCTTCCCTGTGTGTCGCTGCAAGGAATCGTGTTGTTTGTAGTCGCTCCCCAGCTAATTATTACGCGCACAGCTCCACCTTCTGGGATCGTCTGGATCACGTTTTCAAATAAGACAGGACAGGCGACCCCTAATTCAATCCAAGCCGAGGGATCAAAAACTGCTGCTAGCTGTTCGGCGGGGTTGATGTAGACCTTCTCATCTTTAGCAACTGCCGTAAATGGTTCATAGTTCAGACCAGCGTCAAACGGTGGCGGGTTGAATAGACGATTGATCTGAGTTTCAATGTCCGCTCTGATTGCATTTGGTGAGAAGGTCGTCATTACAAATCAATGTTTTTGTTCAGTGCTTCATCTAAATACTTTCCATTCTCCCAGCGTTGACCGATTCTTTTAAACCAATCTAAACTGACCTTTTTTGACCAGCCTTCCTCGCAAAGACGTTCTGCATACGGAAGATTATTGATCACGATGTGATTTGCCAATCCATCCAAGGAATCAGCCCCCAATTCAGCTGGCGCGGGAACTTTAGAACCCTTTTGGACTTCAGCTGCGACTCTGTCCGTTGTTGGGAGACCGCTTCTTGATTCTC